AAGAACCTTGACCGAAAGGATAGACCAGGAACACTGCACTCGCTGCAGCGACAGGAGCAGAGTATGCTACGCAAATCCAAGGACGCATCCCCAGACGGTAAGAAAGTTCCCACTCACGACCCATGTAGGCGTAGATGCCGATGAGGAAGTGGAAGACAACAAGTTGGAAAGGACCACCGTTGTAAAGCCACTCATCTAGGGAAGCAGCTTCCCAGATGGGGTAGAAGTGAAGTCCAATTGCATTGGACGAAGGAATAACAGCACCAGAGATGATGTTGTTTCCGTACATGAGTGAACCAGCAACGGGTTCACGGATGCCATCAATGTCTACAGGAGGTGCAGCAATGAAGGCAACGATGAAACAGATTGTAGCAGCAAGAAGGCAAGGAATCATGAGGACTCCGAACCAACCGACATACAGACGGTTGTCAGTGGAAGTAACCCACTCGCAGAACTGTTCCCAAGTATTCGATTGTTTTTGACGTGAAAGTGTAGCAGTCATTGTTTTGAACAAGTAAGTAGATCCATCAGGGAAATGGTGGAGGTACTTATTTCTTCGCCACCCTCAGGCGAAGATATGAGAGACTGTGTTTATACTCCCCATAGGTCTCGGTTAGGAAGAGTTTATTAAAAACCGTTACAATTTGTAACCGTTCATGTATTTATCATAACATGAAGTTTGGTAAACTGTCAACCCCTGGCGTAATACGCTTTGTAATACGCAACAATTCCATCGGTTCTCATATTTCCCTGCGACACCCAGTCGTGACAACACTCAGTGATACTCTCCATTGAGTACACTGGTTCCCCATTCTCATCGACTTCAGATCCAAATCTACCAAGAAGGAGTGTATAGACCTTCTGTCTCAACTCCATCCTCTCTTCACTGTAACGCCAGTCATTTTCGTTCATGGTTTTCAAATGGGTCTCTCTGCCCCTTCACTATAGCACAAGCCCTCTTGTAGTACCAGTTATCTGTGTTACCACTTTCCTCAAAGGTTTTTTTAATCTTCACCCAATTGGCATAGGTGTCTTGATCCATTTGATTGTCCTATAGACCATCAAACTATTTAAGTAAAAGAGTTCATTACGATACATTAAGTTTCGGTATCAAGACATAGATTAAGAAAATCTATTGTCCTTGAAGTTCCTTTCTAGCAGCATCCATATAGACCGAAGGGGGACACCTACCAGCATACTCGTCAAGAACCATCAATTCTTTTACATCAACATCAGGTCCATTCTGTCTCCAGTAATCTGCTAGAGCAGTACAAGATTTCTCATGGAAGATTCCAATGTGCTCGGGATGAATATTAGAACCAAGATCTAAACGGTAAGAAAAGATGGGCACAGCATAACCCTTACCACCATCAAGAATAAGGTCTTCAGACACCGCTCTAGGACGCACACCGTTGTCCAGACGCCACCTATCATTACCTTTATCATGATACTTCAAAACTTTCTCTGCATAATGCCGTGTAATTAGATAACACGCAGCAGAAAAATCATTGATGAACCTGGCATGGATCTTCAATGTAATACCATTCGGATTGATAATTGTAAACTGACACGTATCAAAATTATACGGAAGACCTTTACGAATATCTTTCCAATTAAAAGTCCAATGTTTTGCAGTGCTGAAATCTACATCATCTTCGCAAATCATAACCTCGTCAAGGTCAGTCTCCTCAACAAAATACTTCAGTGCTTTCAGATGTGTCATGCAACAACCAATCTCACCTGGGTTCATGTTGTCGGGAACACGACCTTTCAGGTGAGAAGTTGGGTCATCAATGGTTGCGTCGTAACCAGAAATTCTTACATGATCCTCGATGCTCCAGTGGTCAAACTGGTCTTCCATGTACTTACGACGTTCTTCACATCGATCAAGGTTCAACCATAGAACTTTAGGGAACCCAGCAAGTTTAAATTTCGCTTTGTTTTTATCAGGCATTGCGATTCCTCATATACTCTACATTAGAATAATATTCTTTCAGTTGAACTTTGTCCATCTGATTAATAGTTTCCCAAAGTTTTTTATTACTTTCAATATGTGGGTTAGTAAACCAAGAATTTTGTGTTCTAGCGTGCTCTAGGTGATAGATCCAAGCATCAAGTCTCTCTAGTTTTGCAAGTTTAGAGAACCTGTAGAACCTTTCATCGTCTTCATACCCATAAGATACAAAGTTTTCATTCTCCAGTCCACATTCAATATATTTTTTCCTGTTAAAGAACTGGCAGAATCCATACTTAGCATCCCAAACCCTAGATTTAGATTTAAGTATGTCAAAATTAAAGTCATTATTGATAAAATCTGTTACTAGATTATTATCCGCCATAACTTGATACTGCCAATTTCCCATCCCGTAAGGATAGACAACATCTGCTTCACCAGAAGTAATAAGTTCCTCTGCCTTCCTGTAGGTATCAAGTTCCAATAGAACATCAGAATCATAATTGACTACTACAGGCGTTGTTGCCGCCATCGTCATGTCATTCAAAATTCTAGTTCTATGAAAAACAGGGTTGTCATTAGCAATAAAGACGTGAATTAGATTCGTGATCTTTTTACCAACAACAGAACTAATCTGCGGAACACAGTCTTGTGCAAAGCGTGAGATAACATCTTCTTCTTGAACAAGGATCTTTGCATCTGTGTTCTCCAACAGATAGATGCAAGTGGTCAGGATGTTCCGCATCCTGTCCTCAGATTCAATCCTCAGTGGGATGACAAAGGTTGTTTTACTTAGATTACTTCCCATCGGTCACAATACAAATCAGAGGTGTCATGTGCAGCAGTGTATCCAGTACCAAACCACTTGCTAGGAGCAATGATACGCTTATCTGGATTATCACTCAACCAGGATCCCCACCAGGAGAAAGAAGAGTTAGCAATGATAAAGTCACTACACAGTGACATCATGCAAAGGTCAGCAAGATTGTCTCCGCCTTCAGAGATAAGGAATCTGTCGTCGCTGAACTGATTATTACACCAAGCAGGATCGTCAGAAAACACAATAACAGTACGATCTGAATCGAATCTCTCCAATGCTGCATCGTAATACTCCTTACCGCAAGGAGGGTGATTGTCAGAATTAGTTAGGTAATCACCACGACGCACATGTAGAGCAATAGGATTCTCTACTGTATCCATCATCTCTTTGCAAGGAGCATAGATGCTATTCTTAAACTCAAAGTCCCGACGAATCTCACTTTCAATGTGTGCAAAGTATTTTTCACTTTGCAGATATGCATAGATGTTGTGACCATCAGGCATATTGTCAAACAGGTTTTGATCGAATGCAAAACTTGCTTCCTGGACATAAGGACCAGGCATCATCTTAATGTTAGTTAGACCAGGGAGTTTAAATGCTTCAAACAACTGGTGATCATGCCATTGATCTTTGAATTCACTGGGGGGAATACAAAACTCATATCCATGTTTTGCAGCAATGCCACGAAGTCCAGCATACTGGAACATCTGATTGCCCAGGCGACCATGCCTTCCTAGGTGATTAAATCCAATCATAATCCGTGTTTAGATAAACAGTATTCTACTTCAGTTGACATCTTTTTGTCAAATTCTGCTTGATTCTGCATCAGTCTAGATGTCTGATTCTGATGCTCTCGATTAGAAATGTGAACTTTATCGATTACTTTGGGTGGACCGTACTTATGATAGAGTCTGTGGTACATTTCACAGTCCATCAGCATCGTTACGTTCTCATCAAAGTATTCAATGGCACCTTTCTTCATGCTGAGGATTGATGGGGAACTGAATGTGTTAACCCCACGAATCATATTATCATTCCACTGAGGCAACTTTGCATTATAATGGGTCTTGCCTTCATCTACAGTGTGGCAGAATGAGCACACACCCCACTGCTCAGGTGAGTTATGTAGTGCTTCATACGTTTGCTCAAGAACTCTAGCGGTCAGGATAAAGTCATCTTGAAACATAACCTTAACAATTTCGGCACCAGTCTCTTCACCTAGTTCAATGGCAGTATTTGTATTAGGAATAAAACCAGGATTCTCTTTGTTTGGATAATAAGAGATGTCTACAAGATCTGCATATTCCTTACACACATTCAAGACAGACTCATCTTTAGATTGATCTGAGATGCAGACTGTGAAGTTCTTGAATGTCTGATGGTGCAAAGTAAACAAGAGGTTTCTTAGATAGTTGTCACCTTTACCATGCGCTTCCCAGCATGGAATTACAACAGCGATATCAGACATTGAGCAGTACCGATGGTGCATTCTTACCCCGACACTTCAGGGCATCAATGATTTCTCTAGGAACAACAGTAGGATCAACATACCATTCTTCTTGAGGTAGTGAACCATTAGACACATCTTGTGCTACTAGTTCGTAACCATAACCCTCAAGGTACTCTCTGTGAGAATAACGATCTGCCCATCCGCGATAGGCATCATGTTCGTATGTGATCACAGTGAATCGGTATTCATCCAGAGGAAGTTTCTTCAGACACTCCCAAGTGATCTCGGGGGGTTCTAGGTCCAAAGACAGGTAGTCAATCTGCTTTGGCATCTTGTGTTTCTTCAGTGCCTTCGCATAGTCAAACGTGAGGGCATCGTCCTGATAGATCTTAGTCTTCCTGACGCCTTCCCATTGGTCAGTAAACTCTTTCTCCAATTCGATAGAGAATCCACGCCAATCATATTCCTTCTCTAGCAACCAAGTATTGTTGCCAATGCAAGGAACTGCACCACCAATCTCAAGGAAAGTACCCTTTTTCTTAGCGATTGTGCAGGTGAGCACAAAAATGTCTTGCCAGACCTGAGAATAGTTTGTCTCAAGATCTTTCATTCCGTCAACTTGAACCTTGCACAGATTAAAATCAGACTTGATCCAATTGCTTTGGTTCTCCACATACTGAGGCATTTACATACTCCTTAATTTTGCGTGTGATTCTGGGAACAACATCGTTTTCCCCATAAAATTCTTTTGCTCTGTTGAAGTTTTCTTCAACGTATAAAAGTCTCCTAGCATATTCATCTGTTGTGATGTTATCTAGGATGTACTTTAGTTCATCTAGATCAGAGAACTGAATGATTCCCCTGGTATCAAACCAGTCACCAATGTTTAGACAACCATAGTAGATCGGAATAGTTCTACTAGCAAAACAGTCGATAAGTTTCTCAGTGAAATAATTATAAGTCATTGAGTTCTCAACGGCAATGTGGAACATTGCATTGTTGAAGAAGTCATTCCTAGTCTGATGAAAAGGTGGTGATTTGTGTTGGAAGATTTCTAGGTCTCCAGCGTAATCGATGGTCTCCAAATAATCATAAATCTTGAGTCTTAGTTTATGACCATCAGCATCCGATTTACTACTGGTGACAAAAGTCATGATTGGTTCTTTCTCAAACTTCAAGTTTGGAATATCCAACCAAGTAGATCCCCACTCAAACATCTCGGCATTTAATTTATGCATACCGAGGACCATATAGTTAAAACTATAGATCTTATCAAACTTACCACCCTCAAGAACTGCCCTATCATTAAAGTCTGGACAAATTGATGGTGGTTCTGCCATAAACAAAATTTTCAAATCGGCATTCTCATCACACTTCATCGTGTCAATTGAAATGCTAACGTTGATAGGGAAATCAAGTTCAATATCTTGAAAAGGATTCCACCATAAATGATGAATGCTAGGTTTCATAAGTTATAAAATCGATTAGTGTTAGTCATGATTCTATCATGATAGTCAAATGCCATAGTAATCCTAACATCGTCTTCAGGATATGGTGCAGTCCCATGACCCAATTCACTATTGAATACAGTCATTTCGCCAGGCACATTTTCATGAACTATCGGTTCCCAATTTTCATAATAAGTTGTACCAACAGTAGGATCACCACATATAAAAAGATTAGAGCAAATAAAGTTGTACCCATGAGCGTGGTTGTCAATTTTTTCACCTTTCCGATATGTATTTGCCCAACACTGAATTGATCGTGCTTCGGGCACAAGTTCTTTCAACTTAGGTATCAATATATCACCTATCGGGGTATAAAGATAATTGAAATAGTGATGCCTACCACCCAAAGAATCAGATGATGTACCTACATATTGGTCTGGTCCCAAAGACTTTACATAATCCTCTGATGCTAAAATATAATCCTTGATGAATTTGATCTCAGATTCATCTAAAATTTTAGTTTTGAAAAGTATCTTTGGATCATTCATCGAATCTCTTGAAAATGATAATGAAACCCGAAGGTTTCTTGTTCACTGTCGGGGAGCATTTCCTCTCTAGAAAATTTAGATGCTACAGATACTGGTGCAAAGACACAACCCTGTTCTTCAAAGATGTGTCTATTATGAACACAGATGTTGCCATCTTCATTATATAGACCAGCATTCATGTGCTTATAAAAGTCACCCACATTGACCTCCCAGGGGACCTCTACGCGCCCTGGAACGTCCAGAAGTTTCTTACTACGGAGAGAGAACCCTCCATTGCCTACACGCTGGTTCCTGCCCCAGGGATCAAGGTATGCGGTGGGGTCATCTCTCCAAGGTGCTCCGATATAATCATATTGCAACCACGACTCATCCCACAGATGAGGTCGAATAACATACCCATCTGGATGGATGAGAAGAAGATGTGAAGTTTGACAATGCTGTCCTAGATTGTAGATGCAATAAAAATTGAAATCATCAATCGATTGGATTGGATATGTTTCTTCGTAAGTTGCCTGGTCACACAAACCATCGGGGTTTCCCTTACTACCAAGAAACTTTACAGCACCCCATTCAATCTTTTCACAAGATTTGTTGACTGCATAAACCGCTTCAGGAATATCGATGTCTGCCAACATCAATAAAGTTACATCAGGAATCTTGAGCATTTTTCAAAGCACGATTGAATACAGTATAGAGATCAAGAAGATTTGAATCGATAGTCTTTGCTTTCAAATACAAATCATTGTTTTGTGTCAACAATGTTTTAGTAATTTTTGCGTAATCATCAACCCACAGAATAGGATAGTCTTTGTATAGTTCCTGCAGATAATCCGTCTTCTTCATGATAGGAACTCTACCCAAGTATAACACTTCCCAGTTCCTATGGCAATCCACCCCGTTACCCTGAGGACAAACCACAAACTTGTGATTTAGAATGTCTTGACAATATTGTTCGTAGTGTACTCTTTCAGATACCGTTGCATAGTTTTTACCATGAAATATCTCACGAATATTACCACGCTCACTCAAATTAGTATGTTCGGCGTGATTAATATACAATAGTTTCTTTGGTTTAACATCAGATCCGATGTAGTGATTCAAAATAGGAATCCTGTTATCAGACTTGTGTAGAATTCTCTGGACTCCATAGGGAAAGGGATGAACCTTACCACCATATCCAGTTGCATTGACACCATAGATTGCAAGGACATTCTTAGGAATTTTGTTTTGAATATCTTCCTCGATCGGAGTGTCTTCTAGATTAGTGAAGATGATGAACTTAGTGTCTTTGAAGTGCTTACACATCTTCAACAAATCATTCTGTTCATACAAACCATCAATCCATTGACGGTCATAATCATTTGTAGTTGGAATGTGCCTTTTGTAAAGTCGAATATTATCAATGAAGAGAATCATAGTGTCTCTCTTCTTTCTCAGTGCCTTATGTGCTTCAATGAAGTCTTCGTTACTCTTGTGTGCCAACTTCATAAAAGCACCTTCAACTCTTCCGATGCACCCCGACTGGTCACCAAAAGAATAGTCACACAGATTAGATACTGCTACGCCTTCGATGATGTTCATTTAATAAAATCCCTCAGTTGTTCTTGGTTCTGAATAATGTACTCTGGGAAAGAGTCATCAATTGGAACTACCTTTGGTTTATATAGATAATCTCTACCAAAGGGATCTACACCCTGCTCAATTCTTGCCTCCATAGTATCACGGAATTGCTTCAGGTTATTTTCTTGATGCTCATACGCATCCATTTTAGCACGAACTGTATCGGCATCACCAAAGAAACTCCAGTGCCAACTACCATCAAGAATTCTCCATGCTTTTTCATGAGACTGGCGGAGTTTATCGATGCTCATTGTTTTCAATGTCTTCATCGTACACGCTCTAGTTCCCATCCATTCCTTTTCACATAGAAGATTTAGATAGTAATAATAAACTGGACCCACCAAAACATAATGACAATCAGGATTAAACCACTTATCAATTGCTTCTAACGCTAAAGGATTGGCAATTTCATCAGCGTCACTGGTTAAAATGATATCATCATCGTCTGCTTTATCTAATAGAGCGTAAATTGCACTATCTTTATGGAAGCAAGCACGCTGGTAGTGGAGTGGAAGTTTGTAGATATCGTCTTCCTTCATACTCCTATGATATGGAACACCTTCCCAATACTTTTCTAGTGTCTGATTGCTATCTTCGGTGACATGATGAATAATTTTATGTTCCCACTTTTTAAATCTCTCACGATTTTCTGCAAAGTAAAGTGGTTTTGGTTTACCAGTGAAGGTAATGTTTGCTTCGTTAATAACAAAATAATCTACTGTGTCACCAAGGATATTCATCCTCAGTTCCAGTAGATCTAGTTCATTGAAAAAAGTAAAAACATCATAAATTTTCATTTCACATCTCCAAAACCATTTGACGTTGATAATCAGTGTTGTTCCATTCACCAACCTTAAGGTATTTCATGGGCAACTCATACAGGGCAATATCTATTCCAGTTCCTAGCAGCATTTTATAGTTTAGATGCTCCGTGATATGAAGATCAGTACACCAAAACTGTTTAATGTTGGAACTACAAAGAGCAGCAGCAACACCAAATGTACCAACACCAGAATTCGCAAGGTGTTTTGCCGACATCAACGTGGCAAAATCCTCCTCAACAGAAGAAGACTGAATCCTTACTTTAGGGTTTACTTCAAGCACATCGATGATTGGATTGTGCGTATCAGGTTCCGTAACAACAATGGCCTTTTCAAATTGGTCAATGAGGTGGTTATAAAAACTAAGAGGATTAGGAGTATATTGACTAGGGTTAACCACCCCTTTGTCAAAAACATCTCCACTACGAATATGAATGACAATAGTGTCATCCCCAAGAGGAGTTCTTTGCGGGATGTTGAGATTGGGTGCAATATACTCCTTACACACCCGCCGCATATTTTGATAGATGTAATCCACAGGAAGATTAACCTCTTTATAAGGTCCTTCCCAATAGAACCACTTCGATACGTAACTTGCCGAACCCTTCCCAAAAGTGTTGGTGTGTTTTTTAATGAGATCATGATCTAGTGTTTGTTGAAAGGAGGACTCAAGTGCCTCAGCAACCATGTTGCCTACAGCACATTGTTGAATATTGTTCCCCAGTCTACCATACCAATGTGAGATTTGTATCATGCGTTTTTAATAAAAAGGTGCCGTGCTTCTGCTTCATTTGTGTGGAAGGGTAACCACACTTCTTCGGGCACAATCTCAGGATCAACCCACCAATCTTCGTAAGGATTAGAACCGTTACAAACATTACTTGCAACTAGTTGATATCCACGCTCTGTTAGGTATGCCCTTTGCTTTTCTCTAGGTATAGGACCATCCTTGTATACATCAGTCTCATAGGTGATGACGGAGAACCTATACTCTTCAGGTAGATTTACCAATGCTTTGTAGGTTGTCTCTGCAGGTTCGCAATCGATAGAGGCATAGTCAAATCTATTGCTACGCCAGCGTTGTTGCTTGACTGCCTCTTTCCAATCAAAGGTAGTTGCGTCTGCTTCATAACAGGGATTTAGACGCTGTGCATTAAATTTTTCTACCATTTCAGGAAGGATCTCAATAGAAATTCCTTTCCAACCAAGAGACTCCAACAATGCTGTGTTGCTAAGGAGTTGTGGTTCATTAGATCCAATCTCAAGGTATCTTCCATTCAACTTACCACGAAGCATGGTAAGAACAAAAAGGTCCTGGTATGCCTGAGAAAAGTTGCCAGTTACCTTAGCAGAATTAGGGAAATCATGAATCAATTCGTCATGAATTCCAGAATTAGGCCAGGGGCGATATCTAGAATTAACAGTCATGATTTTTATTCTGCGTAGATTTTTTTAGAGATTTGCCAGTTAATCCATTCGTAAGTCTTACGAATGCCTTCTTCCAGAGTTTGCTGATAGTCCCAACCCAACTTTTCGCGTATCAAATCGTTATTAGAGTTACGACCACGGACACCAAGAGGACCATCAATATGAATCTTAGAAACTTCCTTGCCAGCAACTTTAGCAACAGTGTCTACCAGTTGATTAATGGAGACCATCTCTTCAGAACCAATATTAACAGGTCCGATGAAGTTGCTATCCATTAGTCGTCTAGTCGCTTCAATGCATTCGTCAACGAACAAGAAGGAACGAGTTTGTAGACCGTCTCCCCACACCTCGATTGCTCCACCTTCCTGTGGGAGGTAAGCGACTTTACGGCAGATTGCAGCTGGCGCTTTCTCTCTTCCACCGTCCCAGGTTCCTTCAGGACCAAAGATATTGTGGTAACGAGCAATGCGAACAGGGATGCCATGATTACGGTTGTAAGCAAGGTAAAGTCTCTCGGAGAAGAGTTTTTCCCACCCGTACTCGCTATCAGGATTAGCGGGGTATGCAGATTCTTCACGGCAATCAGGGTTATCAGGATCCAATTGATTATACTCGGGATACATGCAAGCAGAACCCGAATAGAAAATCTTGGTAACGTTCTTACCCTTTTCTTCATTCATCAACCGCTGCTTTTCAAGCACGTTTAGGTTGATTGTGACTGAGTTCTGCATGATCTCAGCATCGTTTTCACCCGTAAAGACGAAACCAGCACCACCCATGTCGGCAGCGAACTGATAGATCTCATCAAAACACTGGATGTAACGATAAGGAACTTCGTGATAGAAGTTTCCTTGCGTACCTTTCCATTGAAGAACACGTTTTACAAACCCAGGATCCCTAAGGTCTCCTAGAACAAATTCATCTGCTTCAGTCTTTGTGAATTCTGGACGTTTAAGGTCAACACCACGAACCCAATATCCTTCTGATTTAAGTCGTTTAACCATGTGACTTCCAATGAAACCACCTGCACCGAGAACTAGTGCTTTCTTCTGATACTGTGTCATACCGAATGATGGAAAAGATTTTCTTGGGTATATTTTACAACAACCTCTTCTATGTAGTCAAGCATCGGTTCTGTAATAACAGGAGAGCAACCAATAAAGAATACGTTGTTGAGCACCTTAGATGCGTTTGGATAGTTAGATGCTGGTTCAATATGCCTATACCCAGGATGCATCAATAGATTACCAGCAAAATAATTTCTAGTCTGGATGTTATTGTCTTCTAAATACTTAACAAGATGATGTTTATTTGCTGATACAGGACCATCTTCACAGACAATCGGTACACCAAACCAAGAAGTCTCTGCATGTTCTTTCTCTTCAACAACCCTGACACCAGGGATCTTAGAAAAGATCTCATGGAGTCTTGCTTTGTTGAAACGACGGATACGATGTATCTCGTCTTGCTTAGTCAGTTGCACCAACCCGATAGACCCTTGCAAGTCAGCAGGTTTGAGGTTGTATCCCTGAACGCCGAAGACATACTTATGGTCAACCTGTTGGTCATACCCTTTCAACCAGTGGTCGAATCGGTTGCCACAAACGCCATTGGGCAATTTGTTTTGGGATCCTACACAATAGCACCCTCTGCCCCACCAAGCATAAGATCTAGCGATCTGTACGATCTCTTCAATGTTAGAGGACACCATACCACCTTCGATCGTACTGATATGATGCGCTGGGTAGAACGAACAAGACGCTGCGACGGCGTGTTTGGTAAGCAGATTACCACGCCAGCGACTTCCAAGGGAATCACAATTGTCCGCAATGTAGTGGATATTATAAGAATCAAGAATCTCAAAAAACTCATCAAAGTCATAGGGATTTCCCAAGACGGGTGATGAAAATACAGCACGAGTCTTTGTAGTAATTTTAGACCTAATCTGATCTAGATTCCAGTTAAGGTCATCATAATTGATATCTACAAATACTGGTTTTAGATTGTTTTGTAGAATGGGGTTAATTGTAGTTGGAAAACCACAAACACAAACAATAATTTCATCACCATCTACCCATCCAAAATACTTCTTGAGTGCTGCAATCATCACCAAGTTCGCTGAGGAACCTGAGTTGACCATCACAGAATGACCAAACTCAAACTGCTTAGAGAACGCTCGTTCAAACTTATTAACTTCTTCTCCAGCAGGCAACCATTTACCCTGCAAAAGAGTCGTGATCGCAGCAGTTGGTTCTTGGTTATCCCAATAAGGACCAGAATAATAAATCGGTTGACCAGGTTCCCAATTCTTGTTCGCAAGATAAGGAAATAGATGTTCACCTTCCTGTTCTAGGTTAGTGATAAAGTCAGATACTTTACTGCTTAGAGACATAGATCTTTTACAATGAATTCTAAATCGAGATGTTGTTCAAACCCAAGTGATTGAAGTTTTTTAGTGTCCATCCAGAAATTCTGGCATTGGACAGTTTTGTGAAACTCGGGAGGATCGATGCTCACTACCTTACCCTCCGACTGTATATAGTGGTTGGCAAGAGAGATGATTTCTGATACTGTAGTCGGTTTACCAGATCCGATATTATAAATCTCGTTCAAGTTGCCTTTGTCTAGTACAAGTTTAATCGCTCTACAAACATCCTGAACATGCATTATATCACGACAATGATTACCGTGATCATACAGTTTGATATCATGACCCACTTTAAGTTCGTTAATCATCCAAGTGATTGCGTTCTTTTGGCGGGTAGCATTTTTGTCTCCTGCGCCTAAGACATTACATAAGCGCAGGATACGATATTTCATACCATAAGTATCAGCAAAAGACCTAATTAAATCTTCAGCACACTTTTTGGTAATAGAATAGAACCCAGTAGGATCACATCTAGAATCTTCTTTCGCTGGCATGTAGGGTGTTTTACCGTACACAAACCAAGAAGAGATGAAGTTGAATGTAATGTCCTCTGAACGACAGTAGTCCAGAACCTCACAAAGGACTTTTAGATTAGTATCTACATCCTTAGTAATCTGATCATGAACGTGATAGTTGTGCGTTGTAGAAATGAAATACAGGATCTCCTTGTGTCTTGGATACCTGTCAAATTTCTGTTGAATGTCAACAATCTCTGGATACATTTTGGCAAACTTTCCACCAACAAATCCAGGACCATAAAGTGAAATCATTGCTTCAAGTACCAATCAACTGTCATTTCTAATGCTGAGTCAAAACTCATATGAGGAATCCAACCAGTCCTCTGGGTAAGTTTATCATAACTCATACCATAACGCTTGTCTTGCCCTGGACGACTGTTAGAAACCCCAATCAATGAATGGGGTTTATCAAGAATATCTAGAATTTTTTTAGTAACTTCAATATTCTGCAGTTCACATCCACCACCAATATTGAAGTTATCATTTAAAATCCGTTGTTCTTCAATCGTCCAGATAGCACGACAATGATCATGAACATACAACCAGTCACGAATTTGATGTCCGCCGCCGTACATGTATGTCACTCTATCATGCAAAGCATTGTCAACCACCTTTGGGATCAACTTTTCTTTATGCTGATGAGGTCCATAGTTATTACTGCAGTTGGTAATAACGTATGGAAGACCGTATGTGTTATGCCATGTTTTAACGTAATGGTCTGATGCTGCTTTACTGGCACTATAAGGATTTCTTGGATCATAAGGAGTATCTTCAGTGAAAAGATTCTCATCATCATATTCAAGAGATCCATAAACTTCATCGGTAGAAATATGATGAAATTTATGAAGGTCGATTGCAACTGAGGCATTCAACAAGTTAATAGTACCAACTACATTAGATTCCAAGAAGGGTCGATAGTTCGTAATAGAATTATCGACATGACTCTCGGCAGCAAAATGAAAAACCTTTCTGGGTTTATACTTGTGGAAGATGTGGTCCACATGCTGTTCATTTGTAATATCACACCAGACAAATTCAAACTGAGAATCTTGAGGAATGAACCTCATGTCTGCAGCATAAGTTAGATTGTCCAGTACAATGACTTTTTCATTGGTAACCTTCCGCATATAATGCAGAAAATTACTACCAATAAATCCTGCACCACCAGTTACCAAATACATTATTCTGTGTCTTGAGAATCTACTCTTCCATAATCATCTTCTAGTCGTATAATGTCGTCTTCACGACATTCACCGAACTGCACTTCAATAAACATTACTCCATTATCACCAGCAGTAATGCGGTGACGTGAACCAAGTGGAATAAAGAAGTGTTTACCAGGATAAATTTGCTCTTCATAGTTGTTGACAAGTGCAAGAGCACTGCCCTCAACTACCACCCAGTGTTCTGAGCGGTGATTATGGTATTGAAGAGAAAACCTGGAGTTAGGATTTACAAAAATACGCTTTACTTTATATTCATCGCCCTGTTCGATGGTTTCGTACCATCCCCAAGGTCGATCTCTACGCACGCATTTGCAAAACATGTTCCCTCTAGGGTTAGGTTGTCAGGCTCGCCAAGTTATTTTTTTGACTGGGTAATAACTAAGTCCCAGGCGGGGTTGACCCCATCCGCACCACCTTGTTTTAGGAACAAGGAAACCAGAGGGTCATAGTGACTCCACCACTTAGTTTTAGGAACTAAGAAACCCAGGGGTCCTAAGACCATCCCGACCAGGGCGTTTTTAAAGTCTTCCCGTGACTATGCAACCTCAATAGACTCAAAATCACGAACAAGGCAGTCCATAAGAATGTCATAATCATCAAGTGGGTCACCTGAAAATACCACTCCTTCATTCTCGTAGTACCGACGAACCTTTTTGTAAAGTTTCGGATTCTTCACGTCAAGGAAAATTTCGCCATCAGAGGCACTGCGAAGCATTTGAAGGTCTTTCTTGAACTTAGTTGTGAGTGTCATTTGTTTGAGTGTTGACCCATCTAGTCTATCAGACTATGAAATTTTAGTCAAGTGGTTAGGACGCTTCGTTATGATCTGTATAGATTTTTAGAAGATCGTCATCAGCAGGTATAAAGACTGCTGCAGTTCCATCGTCCCTCACAATGCCTATGTGTTCCCCATTTTCTACTCTTTCTAGAAGAGCATCAAAATTTTTTTCCCATTCATCAATACTAAAAATTTCCATCAGTGTAATCGAAGTTGTTGTATTTAGTCTTTAGTAAAGTCTGCAGACTCTAGAGACATATTACCTGCGATGGATATTCTATAATCATCACTAGTATAAAATGGATTTACAGAATGACTCAAATCTGCGGGGAAAAGAATAATCTTACCTTCGTAAGTTTTATCCACATTAATAGTATGAGTCATAATCTTTCCCAGATGACTAGTAAAATAAAAATTGAATAAACTAGCATTTCCAGAATTAGACTTGATGCAGTGTGGTTGCGTCAACTCTTCAGTTAAATCATAAGGAATTTGCATCCAGATAACAAAACTATAAATTCCTGCATGATCATGTACAGGATTAAATTCGTACTTTTTTTGAAGATTTGCCCAGATACTAGAGATGCACAATGGCAATTCTTCTGTGCATGTGCGTGCTGAATATTTAGAATAAGAAAATCTATTATCATAATCATTTGCCAAACCGAAAAGATACTCGTAGATATCTTCACTTAAATTATCCTGATTAAGATAATATTCTTCAGAAATATTTCCAGCAAGTTTATGGTTTGCTTCATTTTTTTGATCAATGGCGTCTCGCAAATGCCCCCATAACTCTTGCAGAATATTCTCTGGGAGATCATCAATCACATATCCTAGACTAGGAAAATCAATAACCTCAGACATTTATCGAACCTCAAAATCTAATTTTTTAACCTTACGCTTTTTTCTACTTTCTTGAAATTCAAGATCCTGTGATGTCAAATATTTCTTTTTTTCATCGACAAGTTCATTATTGACTTTGATAATTTCTACTTGCTTTAAATCAATAGCAGTAATCTTGTCTCCGTCTACAGTCGTCTTATTAGGACATCCGCAACAAGTGCGTTTAGAAGATAGAAAAAATTCTTCGTTACAATTTTTACATCTAATTTTAATCATTGGTCTACCACGAACTATGTTCAGTGATCATGATGTTACCAGAAATAACTGCACGAACACCAGATTTTGCAGGAAGAACTTCATGCGCTGCCCAAGAAGGAAAGAAGATTAAATCTCCATCTTCTTCGTTAACGTAATCATAGTTCTCGCCATAATCACCTATAAATCTGAAACACTTATCCCCATTCGTTTTTAAAAAATGTACAAAAGAAAATTCTACATTTTCTCCTGAGGCATAATGATCATGTCTAGGGTGCTTACTATTTACAACATTTGGATCATACATCTGCCACCAACAATTCCATGAATAAGTTCCATTAGTATAAAGATTGTTTCTCTTCATAAAATCTTGAATTCTATCATCATACAAATTTACAATATAGTTACTAACAACTTTCTCTAAAGGATTACCTCTTTCATTATCAAAAGAAGAAAACGACGTAACTATTTCCCCATAGTAATCCATGGTTCTTTGGTATGCTGTATAAAAATTCGGATCAATTAAAACCTTCAGAATATTTTCTGCAAAGGAAATATTTTCCCTATGATAAACTTTATTGAGTCTTTCCGTCATTTTCAATTTGATCAAGTTTTACAAGAACTTTTGTCAGTAGATCTTTTAGTATATCAAATTCTTCATGGATATCTTGGTGATGAAACCTTAGAGGTTTTTGAATTATTTTTTTGAGTTTTTTCTTCATGGGCGATACAAGGATCGAACTTGTGACATCCTCCTTGTAAGGGAGGCGCTCTACCGCTGAGCTAATCGCCCAACAAATATTCTACAGTGTTAGCGACATCTCCCATTGCATCTCTAAGATCGGGTCTTTGTCCCGACTCTTGTTTGCAAATAGGACGACGATTATCAGTTAGGGTCCATCTCCATTGACCCATATCTTCACAATACCAGAGATTGATTTTCATCTAATAACTAACCAAAATCTTCGATAGTGAGTTCGATACTCAATATCGTTTTTTACTGTCGGTTGGTATAACAAATAATTGTCAGAAGTCCAGTTGTATACGTTCTGGATAATGACATTATCATGCAACCATCCTGTAGTATTTAGATCGGCATTGTCGAAGCGTATAAACTTTGCACCGAGTTCAGTAAGAGTTTTTTCTACCGATGCCTCAGTGAAGGTTGGATGCAAGCAGTTGTATTCATCGTAATGATATCCACCACCTGGTTCCCAATAATCCTCTACAGTATTATCTGGATGAACCACTGTTTCTAGTAGCATCAAATTAGAATGATTTAATGCACATGCTAGATCTTGTCTCCAGTTTTCAACATGATACAAAACACCAAAATGAAGAACTAGGTCAAATTGCTGACCCAAATCGTACACAGTGTTTTGATCTAATTGAATTAGTTTAGATGCGACTTGTAGTTTTTGTTGAATTGATTCTAAGTGTTCAAATCTAGCGTCACAAAAAGTAACTTGAGAACCCAACTTGGTGAAAAACATTCCGAAGTCACCATGAGCGGCACCCAGTTCTAGAATTGTTTTACCCAGAAACCAATCATCTCCCAAAATATTTCGTGTTTTATTCAGTCTAGACTGAAACCAATCATCATAAAATGGTAATTGCATAACACCAAAATAATTTGGATGGAGAATAGGAGACTCGAACTCCTGACATCCTGCTTGCAAAGCAGGCGCTCTACCAACTGAGCTAATTCCCCTGGTGTCGGTAAGAGGACTTGAACCTCCACGTCGCAAGGACACTGGAACCTAAACCCAGCGCGTCTACCAATTCCGCCACACCGACATAAGAGAACCCCACGGGGTTATGGAGATCATAACACAAGTGGGGACTGTTGTCAAGTATTTATCGCTCCAGAATTATTCTCTCACATTTTTCAAGATTCTTTCTGCAGAAGTTACGAACGTAACTATCGGCATCAAGGTCCATTTCATGGTGAGCATGGAGGTGAAGTCCCTGAATTAGAATCAAGAACCCCATGACCAACAGGTTGAACTGAGTAACGGGGTGAAGTAATACCTTCAAATATTTCATCAGAAACGATACAAAATTTTAACCATAAAAAAGGACCCTTGTTAGAGGGTCCTGATTTTTATCTAATCAAGTGATCAGAAGGTCCACTTAACACCTGCTTTGGTGCCGTAACCACGGTCAACACCAGCAACGCCAGAACCGACGAAGCTGACTTCACCATAAACACCCAGGTTCTCAGTAGCAGCAACGCTCAGACCTGCCTTACCAGAAGGAACAGTGTCAGCAGCAGCACCGTCAGGAGAAACGACAGAAGCACCTGCTTGGACGTAGTAACCGAGAACACCTTCAGTGCCTTCGTAACCTACGTGGAAGTCAGTGGTCGTGCCAGTGTAGTCGCTACCAGTGAAGCCAGAGTTGGCTTCAACGTTAACGTAGGGTCCTGCCATTGCAGCACCAGCGAAAAGGGGAGCAGCAGCGAGTGCTGCGAATGCGGATTTAATCATTTTAGATACCTCGTTATTTTCTCGCAGAGTAATACCTGCGGATGGAAAGAGACTCGACGTGTCTCTGTTTAACTTCGTGACTACTTGCGAGTAGTTGAGGCTTTCATCACTTGGTTATTTATATTGTATCGGGAATTCGGTTTCCCGAAGCGGAGTATCGGAATCGAACCGACGACATCTAACTTGGAAGGATAGCGTTCTACCGCTGAACTAACTCCGCATTGTGGTGGGAGATTTCTCTCCCAACGCACTCCCTCACACGGACAGGAGTATTATAAGACAAGATGTACCACCTTGTCAAGCCACTCGTCGGACTTGAACCGACGACCTACGGTTTACAAAACCGTTGCTCTATCCAGCTGAGCTAGAGTGGCAACTCCCCCGGCAAGATTCGAACTTGCGACCCATTGATTAACAGTCAACTGCGCTACCGCTGCGCCACAGGGGATTACAGGGGTTTAATACCCTGTTCCTTACAGAGTTTGAAGTAGAGTTTATAATACCTCTGCTTCATCTCATCAAGGATTTTATTGTCCTCTTCAAAACCCAATTTCTTGGTATGGGTATAACACCCTTCAAGTTCTCCAATGAGTATTAAAACTTTTATCGGATTGATTGGGTCCATAACGAAAGAAGGACAACGACTCAGGAGGGATTCGAACCCCCGACCAACTGCTTAGAAGGCAGATGCTCTATCCTGCTGAGCTACTGAGTCTTGAGTTGAGAGGAGCGGCAGTGCCTTTCCCTCTCGACTCAGATATTATACTGCCTTTTGGTCAGAGCGTCAACCTTCTTCTGCTGGTGCTTCCTCTGCTGGTGCTTCTGCTTCTGCTTCTTCAGTAACTTCTGGTTCTGGAAGTGCAACTCCAATTGCCTGAAGATACTCAATGGCACCTTGTGTCTTCAAAAGAACTTCCCTAGTTCTTGTCGATTGAGATCCAAGATTTTCTAAATCAGAAGCAAGTTTAGATCTTTGCTCCATTAATTGTGACAAATGATTCTGTTGTTCGTTCATTTCAGTTTTATGAATTCATTTTATTTATAACTAAATAAAGTCAGTGTGCAACCACAAATAAAAAAATGAAGAAAGCACTTATCGCTTTTGGAATGTTATTGATGACCGCACCTGCTGCTAATGCTGGTGCCCTTAACCATAAACTATCTTCCAGTGTTCAACTGAATGTTGATGCTGCTGCTACCAGAGCGGTAAGACTTGGACACTCAATGTCTATTTCGGGTAGTAATGTAACTACAACTGATGGAACTACTGCTGGTGTTGTTGGTAACTCATTATCAATTACAAATGATGGATTTACTGGTGCTACCAGTGTAATTACAGCATCACAAGCAACATCGGGTGAGGCATTTTCTTTTAATTCATCTTATACACAAGGAGATGCCGTTCCAACTTCTGCTGTAAATGTTGGTGATGTTGCTAATTTCAGTGACCTTACCTCTACTGCTGCTGGTTCTGCTGGTACTTTAGCAGGAACTATTGATACTGCTGGTGCTATCAGCATCACCGCAGGTGGAGCAGGCACAAGTGCTATTGGTCAATTTGTTTCCGAAATTTCTATCTTCGACTGATGACTAGATTACAAGAAGCAATCGGTCTCGGGTTGGTTCTTGGTGCTCTACACGGGGCAGCACAAGCTGTCCCTGTAGTTCCTAACTTCACCCAAGGCTCTATGACGAGTCATACCGAAACAACACAAACAATCACAGAGACCATCAACTCGATGGACTACTCTACTGGATATCAATATTCAGTGACAGGAACTGGGGTAGAAACTACAAGTGGTCAAATTAATCTACCCACTACACAATCAAGTAATAGTATAGACGGAGTGACTACAACATGGACTGGATTACAAGGATCGCAAACCTGGAAGCAATCAAATCCTGGAGAAGCATTTCAGTTCACAGAAACTTATCAGGGACCAGGACTACAGAATCATACGATAATCCAAAGAGAAACAATCATAGAATCCGTAACGGACACTACAAGTATCTTCTCGCAGTAGTATGTTATGGACTACTATCGCCGTCTCAAGCACTGGGTCAGTCTGTGGGTGGTGTTAGCGCCACTGCTAATCCTGTTGCTAACTCTTCAGGCTCTGTTACTAACCAGGCAATACAGGTTTTACAAGGCCCGTACATCACAAACACTTACGGCGGTGGGATCCAGTGTCAGGGTCCTACACTAAACATTACACCTTATGTAACTGGTAGTATGTCTGCTGCCAAACCATACGAACCATATTACCTTGATCCAGTCTATGATGTTTCAGATTTGGACGATGATGGAAGAATTGATAATCCTGGAGATGTATTATTTTTCAAAAATACGAGAACTGGACAGAAAGATAATTACAATTTATCCGTAGGATTTTCTGCAACTTGGTCTAAACCACTTGATACTAAACTTCAAGACCAATGTAAACAAGCAGCAGCAACACAGATTGCTTTACAGAAACAACTGACTGCTAACAAGAGGCTTGACTTTGAACTCGCTCGTCTCAAGACCTGTGGAAATCTAATGAAGGAGGGTATTCTATTCACTCCTGGCACAGAGATGGCAAAGTTATGTGCTGATGTGACAGTGATGAATAAGAATGCAATTGCTCCACACCGACATTCTATTCCCGCTCCCGCCTCTGTAACTGGCGTCTCTCAAACACAGACAAAATAGGTGGATGTTTCCCCCTTGCCTTATTAATCTTATCAATAATCTTTTTGACAGCAGGTTTAATTAACTTCAATAGAAACTCTGCTATTGGTTTTCCAAAGACTGCTGCCCCTGCTGCTGCTACGGCAATAGTAACCGTTGTTGAAACTTCTTGTGGTGATGGCAAGTATTCTTCTACCCAAGTAGGTTCTTCTGGAACTTCTACAACTTCCTTCTTTGGTTCCTCTTTTATGATGGGAACAGGAGTTTTGTTAATCTCTGGAATTACTGGTGTTTCGGGAATCTCTGGTACATTTCCATCAACTTCAGGAACAGGTTCTGGCGGACCAGTCATTACCATCCCCTCTGGTTCATAATCAATAGGATCAAATGATGGAACCTGACCATCACATAAAGTATAAGTTCCATTCGGATCATCCTTAACCAAACCAGGACCGTTAGGATTGTACTCAACGCATCCTGGTATATCAACAATAGGACTACCAATAGTCACAGTAACCGGAGGAGACTGTGGAATTGCTACTGGAAGTCCAGTAAAAATATCCCGTACTGGTGGAACACCAATATCTTTTATCTCACCAATTCTTACATCACGAATTTCAGGCATCAGTCCCTAAAGATATTTGAAATAGCAGTAAACAGATGAAAGAAAATTACATACAAGAAGAACTTATCTTGATTGTCATTTCTCTTTTTTGCTGGAGATCTAGCCATGTCAAATCGTACTACATCAATACTATTTAACAATTATTAATTAAAACGGAATTACACCGCCAGTTTTTGTTGGCATTTCAGGAATTTCTGGGAGTGCAGAATCAATCATTCCTGGAAGAGACTCTGTGATTGTCTTTGTAATCTCTTCTGTTACTTTAGTACGGACATCCTCAATCATTGCATCTTTATTTACATAAAGATAGTATCCACCACCCAAAACACCCAAAGAAACTAAACCAGATAAAAGTGCTATTGTGTTGACTAATTTTTGCATGGAATTTCTCCGTATGCTAATGGTTCCATCTCATTCAATATTTCATGTAATCTTTCGTATTCATCTTTATAAGATGGATTACCACGCATATTTTTTTGGTATTTTCTCACAATGGTAAAAACTTCTTGCCATTGTCTTTGTTCCATTTTACTCCACCAGGGTTCCGTGTGCTCTTCTGATTTCACGAAGTTCTTCAAAGTTCTTTTGTTTGGTTCCACCGTCGTATGACCAAGCATAACCTTCTTCAATCATTTGCTCGTTGAGAGAGACTTCTGCGTCTCCGATGTAGAGCCATCCCAGGAGTCTACCGTATTTACCAACACCCCCAACAAGCTCAGTCCTAATAACGAGGTCATCATCACCAGCGATAGCACCGTGGAGTTTCTCTTCGAGCCAGTGGGTTGCATCGTAACCAAGAGCCTTTTCTTCTTCGTCCTTAGTTCGTTTTTCAGGCGTATCGACTCCTGCCACTCTGACCCTTTCTTTCTTATAAAGATCGAAACCCAGGTCAATAGTGACATCGATAGTGTCTCCGTCTACAACCCTATTTATTTCCACTACTCGGAAATTATAGCAGGACTTCCTGCTAGGTGGTATCATTGCTCCCATTACTTCTTCTTGCCTCCGTTTTTAGCTTTCTTTGCTGTTGCGTTGCCCTGGTTCTGCTTCTTGTTGTTTGCAGTTCCCTTCTTGCCCTTGTTCGGACTCTTGGACATCTTCTTCTAGTTCCTTAAATGATAGGCGTAGAATATATATGACACAATATGCCGTAAATACGAGTCCACAGCATAAAAGTATAATGACTGACCACACTGGGTCGTTTAATTCTCTAGCAGTCATTGAAAGCAGACCCCACTTCAGAACCAATATCAGATCCAACTTTTTGTCCCAGAAGCACCGCCCATCCTGCTGCTAACCATCCCACATAAGGAATACTAGTCAGAGCAGGAGCAAGTCCTGTTGCAATACTAGCGCCTGCCATTGCACCTTGACTGCGTGCTCCAGCGTCCGCCCGAATACACTCTTCTGTTTTTGCAAGTGTCTTTCCCTCACCATCAACGGCACCTCCTGTATTGCGAGTGCCATTCATAGTATATTCATCTCTACGATATTCACTTCTCTTCTCATTTCCACCACCAAATAATCCTTTTTTATTTCTATCCAATTCCATAGATCTCTCAGATGATAAGACCTTAGGATCATTTGCTTTATAATCTATAGAATAACCTTCCTTACTAACATTCACATTCCAAGAAGAATATGGCCCAGTAGGAAGGTTTATATTTGGATATTGTGGTCGATCAGCATACTTCTCAACCATTTTCATCAAGTGTCCAAGAACACCTATATGAGCAATACCAACAGCAGCACCTAAACCAAGTGCAATTAGTTTTATTGCCGATGGTTTTTGTTTTGGTGTTTCCACGATTGTTTCCTCAATAGGTTGTTTCTTGGACTTCCACATTAGTCTTTCTTAGGTTCTACTGCAGATACAACTTCTGGTTCTTTCTTTGCCACTGTTTTACCATTTCCACCTCCCGCCTTAGCAGGAGAAAGTCCAAATGCAGCAAGTGATCCAGAGAAAACTGATGCGATAAAGGTAGGGTCAAAATCAAGAATTTTTTGACCGTTTGGTAGTCTAACGTAGCTAAACGTGAGAAGAGATGCAGACCATATAAGTACAACAACTTTCACTAAATTACCCAAAACTTCACCTTTATCTTCATGATCGTGGTGGTCTTTCTCTTCTACTTTTGCTTTGGGTTTACCGAGCATTTGTAGAGAGTAAGGCTCTGCTATTTATTTGATAAAACCCTCTTCACGCAACCACTTCTCAGTTAGTGGTGTTGGTTTGTAGTCAGTCCACATCGTGCCAGCAGCACAAGACTTCAATGCCTTAGCAGTCATACCCTCAGTCTTACCTGCCCACTTTGCCTCTGCTTCCCAGGGCACAGCAGACTTAGGGTAACTCTCTTCTACAATCTCACGCCAGAGTTTAGGCACATCTTCTTCTGGTTTGATAATAGCAATCATACTATTCTTAATAGTGCCTGCCATACAGTCCTGTGCAGCGTGCCAACCTTCATGACGCATCACAGTCATAAGAACAGAAGGACGCTTCATGAAAGCATCATTCAAATAAAAATTGTTGGACACCGTATGGTAAACACCACGATGCCCAACAGGGAAATATTTTTCTGCTCCTAGAAAAACCATAACTCCGATTTTATCAAGGGATACCAGCATCGAGTCAAACTCGTCAGCAATAGCATCAAAATCAGAATCAGGATACTCTTTACGAATATCGTTGATACTTTGGATTCTTCGAACATCTTTGGTGCATTCTCGTGTAATCATGCAACCCATAGAATCCATACTATAGAATCCTTTTGAGATCTTACCTTCTGCCAAAACTGCAGTAGTCAGAAGACAAGATCCCAATAAACCAAATAAAAGTTTTTTCATGACGTATAATACGCTTTGTAGTATTTAACCAATCCAGCAGTGGTTACATTTCCTTTAGCGATCCATTCATCAACACACTCATACATTGATGTATTTTTATTGTCCTGACCAAAAGTTTTAAAGAGAACTTCAATAGATTGTTCTCGAAGCTTCATCTGCTCTCTGGTGTAATCCATTAATTAAATTGCCCCATACCAGTACCAGAGTTCCAACCACCAGGACCAGACTGAAAATTTTCAGATCCACCAGGAAGTTCTTCTTTCCAAGTGCCCCAATACTTAGAAGCACGCTCATACATCATTTGGTGGATATTTTCTGATTCTTTCTTAGGTTGTGCTGCCTCTACAATTCGTTGCTCTTCAATTTTTTGAGCAACGTGCTTTTCATAGGCAACCACCTTTTCACTCTTCACAGGCTTAGAAAACCAAGAATCAAAAGGAGTAACAACAGGGGCAACAACTCCTGTGTAAGTCGGTTGTTTCTTTTCAGATTTTTTAGGAGTATCTTCAATGAACTCACTCTTGGGAATAAACACTTTCTTAACGTATTTAATACCCTTCTTAATTACTTTCTTAATCATGCCCAGACAAGTCGTTTAGTATAGTTATAAGCGTATTGTTCACGATACCCTTTGATGCCCCAACCTAACCAGTAATAAGCAGGAACCATGTACTGATGAACAGGTTGTCCAGCACCCTCAAACTCTGGAAGAACTTTTTGAAAATGCGACTCATTTATCATATAACGAGTCTGTCCTTCAATGCTGCTAGGATTGCAACCATATTTCTTACAGAATTTTCCCAGACCCGTGTATCTGTTGTAGGTAGTCCATTGAATAAGTCCGTATCCACCACGATAACACTTCTCATAAGGAACGATAGCACCTCCCTCACACACATTAGGACGGAAACCAGACTCTGACTTGATATTGCCCATGATCGTTGCAAGGGCATTACGGTCTCTAATCTTTGTACTCTCTTGGAGTTTTTCTAAAACATACTTTTCATTAGGATTGCAACCAGGACACTTCCAAGATTTTTCTACAACCTCAATTGGAACTGCCTTACCATTATCAACTTTTACATCTACCATTGCAACTTGGGGTGGTGCTTTGATTTCAGAAATCGTCGGATAAGCACACGCTGCACCAGTTGTTGCAAGAATTGTAGCAATAATTTTGTTAAACATTAAATCGATTGAACTCAGCATCCGCATAGAGATAAAATCTCTGTCGGCACAAGTCTATGTAGCATAACATTAAACCCGCACCGTGTCAAACCTGTCAGGGAGTGCTGACCCAAACTCTGGGAAATAAGTTCTGAAAAGTTGACTTGCTTCAATATGCTGGCCATCATCAACCAACTTTTCACATTCTTTAAGTATTTTCTTTTTAAAACTGTCTGATGCTCCGTTAGTCATCCGTGTCTCCTAAGTATTCTAGTGAATAGATTTCATGATCTTCGATTTCTGGATCTAACCATTCGTAGAATTCGGCTTTAATAGCGTGTGCATCTTCTATTGTATCCACAACATCATAAGTAGGAATTTCACAAAGAGTATGTATACGATCTATTGCCCAATCATGTGTCGCTGATAGAGTGTCTTCCAAAGTTACCATAATCTTTTCGCATGTAGCGTCCAAGGATGTTACTATTGTAGTACGCTGGACTGCCGTCGTCAAGTGCCTCAGATAAGACATTATTTAAGAATAACTGTTTTGTTTCCTCAAAATTACAATTACCCTTCGTGGTGTGGAGACTTATTATTTCTCTATTGAAAGTCTCTTTACCGTATTTTTTTAAATCCTCTTTTAATTCTGGGCAAGAACCGTAATACTTCTTCCAATCCGATTCTTGTTTTACTTTTCTTTTTTTACCCGGTGGTTTTCTGAACGACCAAAAATACTTTCTACCAATGTAACGTCGTGAGTTGGACTTATTGGTAATGAGATAAACAAACCCGAAGTAATCCCCAATATCATTACTATCAAAAGGTTTGTTATCAAATGTCCATGGATTCTCATAACTTACATCATTATTTATGCCTAAGCTCATCTTATAGAACTCAATGAGCTATTATTTATCTTTAACCGGGACAAACCTAGTCT